TTCAGATGCTTCATTTGCTTTTTGTTTCAGCCATCATTTGATCAGGCATATTCCCCATTTCATCAGCTTTACCAGCTAGATGTTCGGTTACCGAATGGATATAATCAGCAGCTAAGGTAATGTAAGAGGATACCCAGCCCGGTAATTGATCATTGCTTCCGAGCATATTGTGAAGCTGTACGGCGTGTGTGATTAGATCTTTGATCTCAGATTTAGCCATCGATCCTTCATGATCATGACCGTGAGTCCAATCATTGCTCTGTTCGCTATCGCAATCAGCGCATTCTTTCATATGCTTTTTCTTAGCTTTCTTAGCTTCTCCCTTCCACATAGCAGCAGCAGCTATCTTTGTTGCACCTTTTTTAGATACTCCACTCTTTTCAGCCGCTTTTTCTACTTCTTTAAAGCCAGGTCCTTTCTTTCCTATATCTTTACCTGCCTTAGCTTTCTTAGCTACAGCGGACTTTTCTTTTTTAGTCATACCCGCAGAAGGCTTTTTCTTAGCTTCATCTAGAGATATTTCTAGTAGATCAGTTAATTTTATCATGATATTCTTTTTACGATTTTGCTTGGTTTATAAATTACTACGCCGTCTACTTTTTTAATCTGGTCGATAATGCCTTTGATTTGATCTTTACCAAAGGTCGGAAAGGGATGTGGATCAATTTTAATTGAGAGTTCTACGGTGTACCGTGTATTATCGATAGGAGTATCGCCTCCATGATAATCCTTTGGGGTAACAATGGTTACGCCGGGTATAGATCTCATATCAGAAAGTATATCTCCTTGGGTTCTCTTTTGGGTATTTGTAGTTAGTATACCTCTGATTTGATAAAGGTGCGGGTTTTTACTTTCGTCTATACTAGCCTCTTCAAGTCCTTCGCCTTCTCCGTAGTTTAATTCATGAAAGCCTTGATTTGCTTGTTCGATATAATTTTCAGCATTTGTAATGTGATCTTGGATCCATCCGGGAATGTTCCTCTCCTCGCTGCCTAATTTTGTTACTAGCTGGCTGGCATTGCTTACAATAGCTTTTAAGCTAGCTAGAGCTATAGCTACTTCATGATCATCTGCTTTCATTTCTTGGAGCGCTCTGTTGAGTCTCCAATCTTGCATATCGAAATTATCTTGCATACTGCTAAGGCTCTTTATAGTTTAATTTACCATGCTTTACAGCTCCAATACCGGGCTTTCCATCTTGGACCGGGGCTATCGCATTTATGTCTAGCTCTAAATGACTTTCTACGGGAGGGGATATTCTTTTTTATCTTCATGTTAGGATCGCCGAAGTTCACCTTAACGACGTTTCCTTTTGCATTCTTAACGTACACTGATCTTTTCTTGGGTCCGCCCGGTGTTAAAAATGGTTTGCCTAGTTTGACTTTCCGTCCTCTGTACTCTGCTTCCTCTATTTTGTCTTTATACTCTAATAAATATTCTATAAGGCAGGCTGTACAGTATTCATTTACTTCGTCTACAGACTCTGTCACAGGAGCTAGGGTTTTTCCGAAATAAGCTGCTGTTAATATGTTGTTAAAACGGCGAATATCTTGGAGTTTACCTCCTTTCATAAAAGGTTTGTTGTATTTAACATCTACCCAATCTACTACTCCGTTAGTACCAGCCTTACCGCCTCCCGCTGCTGCTACAATCTTGCCGGTTCCGTATTGTTTATGATCAAAATTAGCTCCTACTCTGTAATCCGTCCTGACTTTATAGTCTAAACTTTCTTCAGAAGTCTTTTGTATTTCTGGTTTCTTCTCTACATCTTTTACCTCATTACCATCTATATCTATTTTGTATATGTAGTTCGATAATGTATCTACTTTTGGCGGCCTAGCATCTTCTGGCTTCTCTCTTTTTATATGCTCTTCGATATCTTTTTCTAGGTCTGCTATTTTCTTATCACTAGAATACATTGTTATTAATGTATTGTTAGCAGCTATGACAAGATAGTATCGTCCAGGGCCATCGCCAGAAATCATTGTGATTGGATGGAGCTTAAAATCCTTTTCGATCACCGGCATAAATACAACAAGCCCTAGATTTACATTATTAGATTTTCCGATATCTCCTGTTTCTACTCTTGTTAGTCGCTCATCTAGCTCTGTTTGTAGCTTAGGTATTAAAGTAGCTTTAACATCTTCAAGGTTACGACCCCTATATACTGATTCAGGAATTTCTATATCTAAGATAGTACCTCTTTGTTCCTTTCGTTCGTTATAATGGCTTGTTACTTCTGCTTCTTTTAACGATCTTCTCGCACAGCTCCTCTCTCCTGTTAAAAAAGGTTTAGGGCACGATGTTCCTTTTACGTGAACGTGCCCGCATTTATGACAGCATGTACCTTTCTTTTCGTTGAGCATATTAATGCAAGAATTTTAACTTATATTTGGTTGATTCGATTAATCCTACCACATTATCAATTTCATTTTGTATGTAGCTATCTTGAGGTAAGCCTTTTCTAGCTGTTTCTACATACTTTGATAATGCTTCAAAGTAATTTACTACTTGATCATCTTCTTTAAAGGTAGCTGGGCTTGTATAACCTCTAACGATTCCGTATCTTCCTTGAAAACTTTCTACCAATCCATCCGCTAAGTCTACGATTTCATCGTAGTAAGTGTTTAATGCTGCGTGAGCTGCAAATGAAGTTGTCTGTAGATGAAAGATGTGTGCTTGGGTGCGTGATGCAAACAAAGTACTGATAAATTGTGCGTACTGCTCCATAGTTATTTTTTAGTTATTATTGATTTTTCAATAGCCTTAGCTCTCTTCTGTTCGTATTTTGAGATATCTTTGTTTTTGTCTAGATCTGCTTTTTTAGGATTTTTAAGTCCGGACTTACTATAGTCCATTTCTTTGACTTCTTTCTTAGATCCTTCTACCATCTTCTGCTTTCCACGTAGCTCTTTAAGCCTTGCCATTACTTCCTCCATTTTCATTTGATGACTATCGGCATTGTTTGGCTCTTCTTTCATTAGTTTCATATGACCTTCAGCAGCTTTTTGAAGCTCATCAATAGTTTTTTGAAGCTTTTCTGCTACCATTGCTTTTTTCTCTTCTAAAGCCTTAGCAGTTTCGTAGAGGGTGTTGAGCATACCTTCAGCCTTCTTACTAGCTTCTACCTCATCCATAAAAAATCCAGCTACTTGGTTTGGAGCTAGACCATTTTTATGCATTTCGCAAAATTGGAAAGGATCTGCAGGAGCCATAATGTCTTGAACAGTAGATTGATACGAGGTTGGCTTCATTACTACCCAGAACTGTATATTATCTAGAGGTTCTGCAGTATTAATATTCTCTTTTTTGATTTTTTTTGCATTTGATTGCATATGCTTACTTTATTTACTAATAAATATCAGATTTCTTGCTCTTTTGCCTTTTTTATAGCCTCTTTAAACTGTTCATACCCCACTGTATCTCTTTTACCCACGCTCCAATCCTCTGTCACACCATCTTCTGATACAAAGCTTTCAGTTTGAGTCATCCATCCGTCAAGAGCTCTTTCTAGATCCTCTAGCATGGAGTTCTTATTTCCATTTAAAATAGCTTTTTGATAATCCTCAAACTCCCCCTGTGCTTTTAACGTAGTTTCCCTTTCAATAACACAGTCAAAACAGGTTTGATGTATGGTATACATCTTCTTGTTAAGATCATTGAGCTTCATAGCTTTCTTACAGCTAGGACATGTCAGAGGGATGTGGACTAGCTTTTTAATGGCATCAAATTTAGTAACGGTTTGTCTTAATCCGTTCTTGATCGTCCATTGCTTTCCGTTTTCCTCCCAAACATCGCCTTCCTTATGATCTCGGCTCTCTTTTTCATAGCCTCCTTGGATGGCGGTTTTTTCATTAGCTTTTCCGGTCAGGAGATTTCTTGCTCTTTGAACATCTTTTTGTCGGAACTCTTTTTTTAGCATAACATTTTCAGTTTTATTCGTCGTCTGGAAATAATTCATGTGGTTTCTTTGGATTAAAAACCATGAATTTTTTTACATCTTCTGGGCTAGATATTACCGTGTATTTAGCTTCGTGATTATCTTGTACTGCTTTTCTAGTTCTGTGATTGCCATCAATTAGCATCCACTCTTTTTTACCGTTTTCTGGATCTTCGATATTAGCGATAAGTCCTATTGGCTTGGTATAGTCTATCTCTAGCTTTTCGTATTTTTTTGGATCTGCAGCTTGTAGTTCTGGGTGAGATAAGAAATACATTTTATCGGGAGTGTAAGTCTTTTCGATAGTCTTAATCTTACCTGCTTTAATTAACTTGTAGGCTTTAGTGATATCGAAAAGGTATCTACCATTATAAGCAGAGAAGATCTCATTATTATGTGGTAATGCTTCTTTTAGTATGTCTATCAGCTTAATCATTCCAAATTATTATTTTGAACTTCTCTGGTTCAATACCGTAGAATCTACACTTCCAATCACTCTGCTCAAAGAAAGGTAACGATGCCCACTCCTCCCTTCTTTGCAATAATTTCTTAGCTGCATCTTCCCAATCTGTATTGAGAGCTAAATTCTCGATGTGTTGCTTAGCAGCTAAAACAGCTTCATAGTTGAAATCGTCCCACTCGTAATGGAAAACTTCAAATACATTTCCTTGTCTATCTACATAATCGATAGATAGGTCTATACCCCACTTTGAACGTATTTTTATGAGCTTATTAACTATCGGTAGTTTACTGCTCCACTCTTTTAACTGCTCTAATGCAGCTCCACTATAAGCTTTTCTTTCAAAAAGTAAAGCGTGATTTATGTGAGCACCCTCTACTTTAATTTCTGGCGATTTAAACCAAGTTCTTTTTATAGCTCTCTTATACCTATGGTCAATAGCCGGTGTGTTTACTTCAGCATAATCTTGCTCTAGTTCTGTGAGATCATATCCATTAGTATCAAAAAGATCTACGCAATTAATGTACGGACTTTCATACTTCTGTATTGGATTTTCCCAAGAAGACTTGGAATCAAATTCGCTATCTGTCTTAATTAATTGCATTATTTTTTATCGGTAATTGGACCTCCAACAACCCATGCATCACAAGTTCTAGCAGCTGCACATTTGAATTTTAAAAATCTACAATATCCTAACTTTCCAGCTTCAATAACATCGAATGGATTTTCAGATCCTTCATCGTCACCTATTCCTTTTGCTATGCAGTCTAGAGTCTTTGTTGTTATATCAAATGCTGCACAATTACCGCATCTAGAGGTTTTAGCCTCTTCAACTGAATCTAGCTTCCACATATCTGCTTTAGCTTGCCAAAACTTCTCATTAGGTTGGTTAGGATTGAGCGGTCCATAACCATCCTCGTTAATAGCTTTCTGCCTGTTTTGGAGGTTAAGTTCAATATTTTGAGTAGCAGGTGGACACTTGCTGATTTCCGTTTCGTTTAGGATGTCGATTAATTTTATCATATTATTTTGTTTTTCCCCATTTTTTACCCTTACCTGATTGCTTGCAAGCCGAAGGCGTTGGACGACAGGATGGATACTTTGCCCTATCTTCACCTTTCTGTCTACCGCACGGCTTGTAACCTCCCTTTCCATCTGGTGCGTTACAGTCTATCCATCCTTTTGCTTTGCCTTTTGCTCCTCTCCTATTAAACCACTTATGCAACGATTCTTCTTCTTTTATATCAGCGATAGGAGTTGGAGTTGGTATATTAGAATTTTTATACTTAGTAAACATAAAGCTCACCATTCGCATATCTGTTGTACTTAATCCCTGTTCTAACTTAGGAGTTATTACTATAGCTGGGATCATATGGTTATTTAGCCTAAAAGCGTGTACTCGGTGAATACCGTCAATAACTTCATATTTATCATTATCTATTTTAACTGCGAGTATTGGAGGAAATTTTTTAGGATCTTCTTTAGACATTTTTATAGACTTAGGATTATCAGGATCGTCTGATAAGTAATTCCATTCTGATGGTCCTATACTATTAGGGTTTAGTAAAGTTATGTAGGATTCTTTTCTCCAATCAATACCGTCCATTTTTAAGTATAAATCTAAATCTTGAGCAAACTCGTCATTAGGATCGTTATAAGGCTCTATAGACGTTAAGTTAGATAACTTATCTTCGCTTATATCTTTCCAAATCTCTCCTCTCCTACACCTTACTATTGCCCCTGATCTATAGGCTGAGGGTTTATCGTACTTCTGTCTTGCAATACGAAGACAACGATCTGCTTTCTTCTCTTCTAAAAGCTCTCTTAGTATGTCAGTTAGCTTTATCACTGGCAGTGGTAGTTTAGGTAGCGCTGTAATGCTTTTGCGTAGTGAGTTCCTTTATTTTTTAGCTTTGCTTTTTCTGCTCTTACTCTAGAACATGACAGCTTTCCTAATCTCTTTTTTAGTATCCCTGGCTGAACCGGGTCATCAATACCCTCTTCTAAGGTACCTCTAAAAAGCTCAGGATTTCGTTTACCGTATTCTCGCATTATTACTCCTGCCATAGCATTGGCTTCGTTTTCTACATAGGACCCTGTCTTGCCGTCTTCTAGATTAATGCCACTGCTTTCATTTTGCTTGCAGTGTACTAATTCGTGGGCAAGAGTACGGAGAGTATCGACGATATGACGGCCATGAACGGCGAGATGTATTATATTGCTAGCGGGATCATAGCCTCCAAAACTGCATTCTCTTTTCGAGAATTCAAGATCTGGTATAATATTTACTGGAGGTATGTTTTGGATATCGAGCATCATACAGCACCACTCTGCAAATTGAATTATAGCACTATCTATTGAATTATTCTCTAGCTTTACGAGATCGTAGCCTTGCATATTTAATACGCTCTTTAAAGCTTCTAGACTACTGTATGTGTCTGGTAGAGCTATCTTGATCTGCTCTACACCTGGTTCGAAGTTCTCTGTAATAGCTTCTTTTTCAGGCTTAATAACGGTCTTTTCTAACATATTGTAGATAATAGTACCGTTCTCTCTTTGAGCTGTTGCAGCAGGTAGCGTTTTCTTAAATTCCTCTTCCTTAACTGCATCAGGACTATTTGATGTTAGTATGGCTCTTATGTTAGGAGCAGTAGCTTCGCCATCTTTTTCAGCCATATTTAAAGGCTTGACTCTACTTCCGAAGGTATTCTGTAGGGATTGTAGGTAATTCTGATCATCCACTTCGTCTATCCCTCCGACTACGTACACAGGTTCTACAGATTGACTGTTACCTATGTAAGACATAATTGTTTTTATTGGAGAGCCTGTAGCGTCGATAATAACTTCAACATTCTGTATCCTCTCGTCTTGGAAATACATATCCCAAATCGCTTTACTTTGTTGGGCGGTTATTCCATCTACAGTTTTCGGTGAGATTATTATTATAATCTTCTTGATATAAGATCTAGACCTTAATTCTTTTACTACATTAAAGTGTCTTTTATGTGGAGGCTTGAATCTACCGGGATATAGACATACTCCCGGGTCAAATGTAATCTCTTCGCCTAATATTCGTCCAAGCTCTAGGATATTTACCATATGTAATAAATATCTAAGCTTCTATAGTCCCATCCTCTGCTTTAGCTTCAAAAATAACTCTTAATTCCTTCATATATTCTATAGCAACCTCAAGCTTTGCTCTCATATTCTTAATTTCTTCTTCATCTCGATGAAGCCTGTAAATGAACATCATGTATTTTTCGTCTACTCTTGGGTCGAAACTAACGAAATCACACCATTTTGCATTGGAAACCAAGATGTGTGACATGGCTTGGTAGTAATAAGCCGGCGCTACTTTCTTAAAATCTACATCAGACTTGATTAGCCCATGCTTAAAGTGATTTGTTGAGTTGTACGGGCATTTTATTTCTATTGCTCCTTGATCTTTTACTAGTGCATCTGGAGATCCCCCGTAATGTTCGTTCACCTGAATGAAAGAACACTTAGTTGCAGGCTGTTTTGCTTTGTTTTTATAGATCTCTAATGCCATATCTTCTAGTTCTCTGCCCCAATCCAGTGCTATTCCCGATGTTGGTGCCAGGAATCCATTGTAACTTTCAGCTACTTTTTCTAGTAGGTAGGTCTTGGCAGTTTCACTCAAGCCATCTTTACCTCTTCCTTCTCCCATTATTTTATGAAATTCTGAGCTTGTTATTTTACCTTTTCTTAGTTCAAACCAAGCCTCTGAACGCTGTTCTATGAGCATAATTCAAGTTTTTTATATAATAAATCGCTGTATGTCAGCTGTGTGGCGTTGTATAGGTGTTGTGTCATTGCTCGGAACCCTAGATCTGATGGGTCTTTTCCATCAAGCTCTATAAGATAGACATCTTTTCCGAGATCTAGTAGCTTGTGTGCATGCTTTAGAGCATCATTCAACGCGTCATTATCTAGTGCTATATAGATAGTCTTAACATCACTCTGTACAAGCTGCATCATTAGAGCTGTGGAGATAGTTTTTCCAAATAGCGGTATTGCATTTCTCTTTATAGCTATTGCATCGAAGATACCTTCACACAGTATTACTGGGCATTTCCAGTTTATGTAATGCTCCAGGCCTATAATTTCATTTTTATTGCACCGAGGTGCATTATATTTTCTTGCCGGCTCCTTCTCAAAGGATCGGCTAATAAAGTAATTTAACTTTCCGTCCTTATCGTAGGATTGTACGATAATTGAATTAGCGTATTGTCCACTTTCACAGTATCCAATTCCGTACTTTACTATATCTTCCTTGGTTATACCCCTTTTATCCGCATAAGCCATAGCTTGTCTATAAGCTATAGAAGTGCTCTTTTGACCGGCAAGAGATTTATACTCTTTTGGTAGGGTTATAACAACTTTTACTATCTGCTCTTCAGCTCCTTCGGCAGGAATATACTTTACAAATGGCTTTAGCTCAGCCACCTTCTCCCTTGAAGCTCCCAGTTTTCTAAACAAGCCTACTAGTGTTCTACCTTTTGTGCCACAAACCCAGCAATTCCAGGGATTCTTACCGTCAGATGTAGTCTGCATATCTACTTCAAGCTTGGGCTTATAGTGATTACAGAACGGACAGGTAAAGGCGTAGTTATGCTTTGAGGTATGTTTACCTTTGCCGAGTACAGTTTCTACGAGTCCGAGTAAGAGTCTAGGTGTATCCATACTCTACTATAATAGTAAGAATTTATTAGATTTCCAACCCGTTACTTCTCCTTAGGTAACTCTTCTAGCCATTCCTGAGGTATCTGCTTATCTGCATAAGGAATGCCTAAAGTTTCGCACCAACTTGCGTAGGTTGTTTTAGATTTTTTCGAAATCTTCGTATTAGAATTACTGAAAACGAATCTAATATCGAGGTCTGGGTATTGTTCCTTTATTAGCTTATGCTTCTTTCTATCTGCAAGTACGAACCTACCCTTAGTCTCTACAATAATTCCGTTTGGAAGCTTGAAGTCCGGCAGGTAGGTATGGCTTTTTGCTGGTACTATATACTTTACAATATTGGCTTTATCTTCGTACTGGTAGTCTACTCTATTGGCCTGTAGTTGTCCGGCAACACTTTCTTCTAGCCCGCTTCGATAACCGTTTTTAATTGCTCGAGCCTTTGCACTAACCTTTTTCCTTTTCATAAATTTTATTTTAACTATCCCACCTCACTACAAATGTTATGTCTGTATTAGCGGGGATAGGATATGGTTGACTTAGTTTGCCTACTGCTAGTAATTCGCTAGCTGCGCTGTATAATCCAACAGTTGTTGTGTAGGGTTTAAAGTCCGATCCTGTTACGTTATCATTATAATCGCTGAGAGATCCTGATCGATTATAGTATGTAGCTGTCGTAGTGTCAGCAGTGTAGAGCGGAGTTACGTACCCGATATCAACGTACAGTGTTGTGAATGTACTTGCTCCTCCTAGTGTAGCTAATGCGGAAGGATTCATCGTTGCATTAAGCTCATTCTCATTAACATGGCATCTCACCTGGTTTTCGTATAGCGTGAGTTCGGATTTGAAATCTATAGCGAGTGGTGGGATAGGGTCTGGTAAAAGTGAGTACTGTCCGGATAGATCTCCTGGAGTTCCGGTCAGCTGTATTACTTGGAAGTTACCGATTTGACTATAATCGACAGATCTTGTAGTTATTGTATTGATTGGCAGTATTTCATTAATCCAAACTCCACTTGCTGTTACGTAGATATACTCTATAGTTCCAAGTCCGGTAGTATCTAATGCAACTAACCTCGTATTTGTTGTTGCTACTGCACCAAATAAACTAGCAGTCGTTACTACAGCTATACCATGGGGGTATATGACGTTTCCGGCATATAGAGTACTGCCAGATATTAGTAAATTTCCGTATCCATCATCTACTATTTGAACGAAAGAAGAACTTATTTTAAGACTACCGGGTTTTATGTTCTCACCATATAGTGATGTCGGTATCGAAATAATCCTAACTTCAGCATTAGATTGGGTTGGAAAGCTTCCTCTAAAATCATACTCATAAGTTCCAGAAGCAGCAGTAGATTGCCAGTAATTATCGTACATTAGATAATTTTCTGTCTTAGTTCTGTCGTACTGCGTCTCTTCTAATTGATCGTAAGTCTGTTCTGAAAGCGGAGTGTTAGGAGAAAGGCTTTGTAGGTTCCTGGAGTAATACAGATGGCGTATTGATCGGTAGTAAGCTAGTGGCTGAGTAGGTACCTCTGGAGGCGTGTAGGGTTCATTAACTCCTGCAGTAACGAGTATGCCGCTTGCAGACATTTCAGTTTGCGAGCCAAAGCTATAGGACTTGTTTACCTTATACGGATATACGGTTATATCTGAGGTCTTCAGTGTCTTGTAGGCAGAACTCATTAGCTGTATAAAGGTTTTACCAGTTCAACTTAACACGAACGAGCGCCTCTTTCGTAAAGTCCTTAACTAGCGGTTTTGATAGTTTCGCAACTGCAAGTAGCTCATTATTCGTATTATACATCCCTACAGTCGTGATATAGGTCTGCGGATCATTGATCAAACTCGGGAAGTTTAAATTACCGCTACCGCTTATTATTGACGGGTTTGTTGTGTAGTTAAAGTCCTGGCTCTTTACTCTTACGAAAACATAATTCGAAGATATAGTCTCTTCGCTATTAAGTTGGAAGTTTGCTCCACCTGATATCGCATTAAATAGCGGTCCGTAGTTCCGGGCATTCGTATTTACGCTTTCACTTACAAGTAAGTTGATGCCTCCGGAAGCAGGCGGTAATGCTAAGGCTCTGGGATTTAATATAATAGTTCCGATATCGGGTAAAAAGAGTCCGTAAGATCCTGATGGAGTATATCCTGCGGTTACGCCGGAAGCTACAGTAGTTGTTACGGCAGATCCATTACTACCGCTTACAATATCAAATACCCTGCCACAATCTAAATATGTTACCGTTGTAACGTCTTTACTATTGTTGGTTAGGTTGATAGTACTGGAACCTGAAGTAAGAGTAAGATTAAAGGTTGGTGAATAGAATTGCTGTTTATATCTATTCCTGTTTATATTCAGCACTAAAATATCCCGTGCAACAGTATTACCGGTCCCGAAATTAAAATTTGTATTCTCATCACCGTATACCAATGTCCTATACTGACCGTATATTGTACGGGTAGGCGATACATATGGCACTAATTGATTGTAGTACGCTGATCCGGATCCATTTAGGTTACCGTATGCTATAGAAAACTGTGCAGTCGTATCTGTAACAGAAGATCCGCTAACATATACATCTACGTAAAAAGTAGGTGCTGTAGAAGATGCAGTTACGAAGGATGTTAATACGGGTAATCCTGTGCTCCAAGCAGGTGCTGTTACACTATCAGCGCTTACAACGAAATCGGTTGGGTCTAAATTGACGTAGCTCATGTTATTTTATATTACTGTTGCTTTACTATTGTTACCGGTACTGTTAATCTAGCTCCGCTATCTCTACCGATAATTATTAAATTAGTTTGTAGTTGAGTTCTTGTAGAACCGAAAAGCGTGTTTACTGTTGTTGCAGAAAGATTTATAGTTGCACCTACTACCGTCTTGGATACATTAGTTCCAAGGGTTGGTGTTGAGTTGAGTGCTTGTGCTTCCTGCGTGTTGATACCTACGCCTGTAAAAGACGACATGGTTCTAACATCTCCGATAGTTGCAATATAGCCAGACTGCTCAAAAGTGCTTGTAGCTCCGAGGTAATTTAGGGTCTGCGGGGTAATGGCTAGAGAAGCTCCTTGCTTTATTATAATGGACGTATATCCAATATCAAGTACCGGGATCTTGGCAGTACCTCGAGGTAGGGTTATGAGTTTATACTTCATAATCTCATTATCATTCGGAAAAGCTTCGATTATTGGCATAGCTTCAATAGCTTCGCCATAGAATGCAGATCCGGATGGATGATTTGGATTATAGAGCGTGTAATCTATCTCATCGTCTGAGAGAGCAAACTGAGTGATTTGAAAGGATCCGTCGTTTCTAGCGAGGAGCTCCCTACCTTTTTTTGTTAATATGGCGTCAACTGTAACGGTTGTGCTATTTAAAAATCCCATTTTTGATGTGTTTTTGTATTAATAAATATAGTGAATTCCGAAAATTTAGGATTTACCGATAAGTGCTAGCACTGCCTCGTAAGTATGTGATGCACTAGGTATAAATGAAGCGCTTAAAGGAGCACTGCTGCCGGATAGATTATATATTATATCGCCAGGTATTCCGGGAATCTGCGATCCGGTAGTTGTGTCGTATAGAGCTAAGTAAGTATCGTAGGTTGCAGATGTATTAGCTCCTGAGATGAATAATGTATAGCTAGCTGTTGTATTCGGAGTAAATGCACCGTTTCCGTTTACTCTACTTTGGCTTACATAGTACGT